TGGCTTGTTCTTGTTCAACAGGTTGTCAACAAAACCTCCAAGGCCACCACCCACAGCCATTAATTTTTTCCAGTCAGTTAAGCCATCCTTAGTAAATGCGCTTTTAAGAGACTCCCATGCTTTGGCTGGTAAGCTTTTTTGAAGTCCAGCCAAATCTATCGCGGCCTTACCTTCGGCACTTGCTACAGTAACCCATTTGCCGGTATTCAGGTCTTTTATGTAACCTTCTTTTTCAGCGTTTGGATCAGTGTCTTCTGGCGTATCTACAACCGGCAATCCGGTATCAGGGTCTATAGGAAGAGTGAGATCATCAGGACGAGTGGGGTCAGTGTTGTCAGGTGGTATATATGGAAATGTTGTATAAGTGTCTTCGGGTGGTGGTGGTTGCGTAGTGTCTATAACATTACCTTCACCATCTTCATCAATAGTGAAATCAAACTCATCATCATAACTATTATTAATAGACATCATTAACTCCTTAACATCTTAATCAGTTCATCGTTTATAGAATACACACTACCACCAGCAGCGTATGGCGCATCCCAGCTAAAAGCATTTTTTGATTTAACAAGAGGAGTTGGCTCCTCCTTTTGTGGCGCTTGTTCTTGGCCCAATAAAAGCCCCATTAAGAGAGAGTTTTGTTGATTCTGCTGAGTTTTGGCAGCAGCAATAGCTGGGTCAATTGCTGGTATGGCTGGAACCAAGGGCTTAACCGGATCAATAGGCTTAACCGGAACCACAGGCTTAACAGGTTTAACAGGCTTAACAGGCTTAACAGGATTAACGGGTAGCGTTGGACTGACCACAGGATTGGTCACATCATCTATCGGCATACAAGCGTTGTCCGCAAAGCTCCAAAGCATCCCCGGCCCACAGTCAGGTTCCTCTTCGTCTTCGTCACTGACACACATATTACCGTTCCAGTGCCAGCCTTCGCCACAATCTGGTTCTTCTGGTGGTTCTTCTGGTGGTTCTTCTGGTGGTTCTTCTGGTGGCTCTTCAGGCGGTTCTTCTGGCGGTTCTTCAGGCGGCACTGCCGTAGGCGGTTTGACCATAGCTGGTGAGTTTCAGATTACCTATGTCAGCGGTGCTACATACACTATCACGGCAAGTTCTAATGCAACCTCTACCGTTGCAGCGGGTGGAGGCACTGTATACGCGGTTTCAACCATTGATGTAGGCCCAGAGATAGCCACTGCGCTGGTTGGTTGGGGCGCTGGCGGGTGGAATACCGGAACGTGGGGCAATGGGACTTCCTCAACCGAACCTATCCGCATATGGAACCAAGCAAACTTTGGGCAGGACTTGATCTATGGGCCAAGGGGCGGCGGAATCTACTATTGGAATGCAACGATAGGCACCATACCTAAGACCTTTACCGTCACGATTGCTACCCCCGGTGTCGTTACTTCCACCATTAGCTTACCAATTAACACCGCCATTACGCTTACAACTACAGGTGCTTTGCCGACTGGATTGCTAGTTGGAACTGTCTACTACGTCCTGACTACCGGAACGACCTTTAGTCTAGCTCTTACCGTAGGCGGGGCTGCTATCAATACCAGCGGCAGTCAGTCTGGTGTGCATTCCATATCACCACGCGGTATAAATGTTGTTTATATTAGTGGTGCCTCAGACGTACCTATATTCCAGAACTGCCTATTAATTTCCGATACAAGTAGGTTTGTGTTTTGTATGGGCGCTAATGATCTGGGCAGCACCATTCAAGACCCCTTGCTTATTCGGTGGTCAGACCAAGAATCTTTTACCGATTGGACTCCAGACCCAACCAATCAGGCAGGGGATGTTCGGTTATCGCATGGTTCTAAAATCGTTGCTACCAATCAGTCTCGTCAAGAGATTCTGGTTTGGACTGATTCTGCCTTGTATTCCCTCCAATATCTTGGCCCACCCGTGATCTGGGGAACGCAGCTTATGGCAGATAACCTCTCCATCGCTGGGCCTAATGCGGTGGCTTATGCCAACGGCGTGTCTTACTGGATGGGCGTAGATAAGTTCTATAAATACGACGGACGCAGCCAGACGCTGACCTGTGATCTGCTACGGTTTATATTTGAAGACATTAACAAGGCTCAGTTTGCCCAAGTCTATGCGTCCACTAACGAGGGGTTTAATGAGATTTGGTGGTTCTATTGTTCTATTACTGGCCCAAACGGTACTGGAACGGCGGCTGTCCCAAACACTGTTGTAGACCGTTATGTAATCTATAACTACACCGAAAACCAAGGCGCTGGAGCGTGGTATTACGGCACAATGGGCAGGACTGCTTGGTTAGACTCGGGGATTCGGAATTACCCGATGGCTGCTACCTATGACCACAACTTGGTAGACCATGAATTAGGTCTGGATGACGACACCAATGGGACGCCTGTAGCCATAGAATCCTATATCTCGTCCGCTGAGTTTGATATTGAGGACGGGTATAAGTTTGGCTTTGTCTGGCGTGTGTTACCTGATATCACGTTCAGCGGGTCTACAGCCGCCTCTCCCAGTGTGACAATGTATCTCAAGCCGTTACAGAACTCAGGTTCTGGCTATAACAGTCCAGTTTCTGTGGGTGGTTCTACAACCCCTAGTGGGGCAGCGGCTGTGACTCGGACAGCGATCTTGCCAATTGAGGAATTCACTGGTCAGATTAATACCCGCGTCAGAGGTAGGCAGTTGGTGATGGAGGTGCGGTCAACGGCACTGGGTGTGCAATGGCAGTTGGGTTCTCCTAGACTTGATATCAGGCTAGACGGTCGCAGATGACCACAACCACTAACTACATCCGCAAAGTAGAGCCTCCTGCGCTTCCACAGGCAACGGATGCTTACGCTCGTGCCTACCAAGACCAGACTAATAACGTGCTTCGCTTGTTCTTTAATAGGCTGTGCAATGGTTTAAACGCCATACTGGGCGTCAACGGCGGGGCTAATATTCAGTCTCCTCATGGCGCTTTTCAGTCCAATGTTGACCAGACCGCCACAATAAACACCGCAACTGTAATGACGTTTAACGTCACAGATTATTCTAATGCTGTATCTGTGGTGAGCAATTCTAGGATAACGGTAACTACAGCGGGTATCTATAACCTGCAATGGTCTGGTCAGTTTGAGAACACCGATACCGTATTGCATAACGCAAGTGTCTGGATACGTGTAAACGGCACAGATGTGGTTGGTTCTAACGGTCTTGTTGCGGTGCCTAATAAGCACGGTGGGATCGACGGTCAAACTATTGTGGCTTGGAATTACTTTGTAGAGCTACAGGCTAATCAGTATGTGGAATTGTGGTGGTCTACAGTTAACGCAGGGGTTTCCCTACAAGCCTACGCCGCCGGAGTTACTCCCACCCGCCCAACCACAGCTTCTGTGATTGCCACATTGTCCTTTGTTTCAGCGTTAGCGGGAGCTTGAGATGGCATTAGTTAGACAAGCACAATACGACGTTCGCGGCAATTCCGAGGAAGGCACTCGTAGTTCTGATGGGTATATTGATACAGATACTGGTGAGATTTTCAGAGGGCAGCGGGTAGGCAATGCCGAAGACGGTTTTGAATACGTAACGGTTCCTACGGGTCAAACGTGGGATTATAAAAACACCGCCGATAAGTCTGGTAAATCTATTTATGGCTCTAAAGGATATTCACCGCAAGAATATACCTCAAATGAAGAAGGCGGTTTGGATAGTTCTGGAGCAGGTGCCGGAAGAACTGAGGCTGGTAATCAATTAGGCGATATCACTGACCCTAACAATCCGGGAACACGACTTGCTGAATTTGCCAAGTCTAAGGGTGTTCAGCCTCAATACGACCCCAACTACGGCTGGGTTCTCCCTCCCGGAAACGACAAAATAGAACAAGGCTACCTACGTAGCATTGGCGCTGGACAATACCAGAAAAAAGATTTTCTAAATACAATGCTGGACGACGCCGTCCCTATAAAGCTGGCGATGTCTGCATTTCTGGGGCCAATGGCGGGGGAGGTTCTTGGGACTGTAAGTTCTGGGTTAGGTTTGCCTGATGTGACAGGGGGTTTAAACACAGCACTTAACACTGCTTTAGAAGGTATCGGATTACCCCCAGATGTAGTAAAAGGCATCGTTGACGCTGCTGGCGCTGCTGGCAAGAACGCTCTGACATCAGGTATAAACGCCGCTCTGTCTGGGCAAGACCCCTTTGAAGCGGCAATCAAAGGCGGCGCATTCACTATGCTAAGTGGTGGCGTTGCTAATTCTTTAGTTAACGCTGGTATTAATAGCACCATTGCAAATTCGGTATCACAAGCAGTTACTCAACTGGTAAGAAACGGAACTATAAGCCCAGAAGCTCTTTTGGCTGGCGCGGTATCTGGCGAAGCTAACAAAGCATTATTGGGTGTCCTTAAAGACTTTGACATCCCCAAGTCAATGCTATCGACTATCACTCAAGCCGTTAACCAAGTTGTAATGACCGGCGAAGTTGACCCAACAAAGCTGTTTACTTCAGCCGCAATGAACGCAATTAATTC